ACGCCTGAGTAACCTGAAGTACCATCGGTACCGGAGTAGCCGGAAGTACCGGTTGCACCAGTTACGCCAGAATATCCAGATCTACCAGAACCAGAATAGCCGGACGTGCCTATGCCTCCAGAGTAACCGCTTGTACCAAGAGTACCACTATAGCCCGAAGTGCCTCGTGGTCCTATAAGAGGGGACGTGTAGGAGTACCCTACCGAATCACCCGCTGCTGGATATTGTCCCATTTAAATCCTCCAAATTTGAGTCGTACGTTTAGAAGCCAGAGTAGCCAGAAGAGCCGTCAACACCAGAGTAACCAGAAGCACCAGTTGCACCTGAAAATCCGGAGTAACCTGAGGTGCCATAACCTGATGTGCCCGAAGTCTGCATGCCAGAATAGCCAGAATTGTCTCCTGAATATCCTTGCAGGCCGACGGGTCCTCTAACAAAGGACGACATAACATAGCCTACGCCGACTGTGTCCCCTGGTTGTGGATATAGAGTCATTTATGAAACTCCTTTTTACGAGTCTAGAAAAAAGGGGTCTTAACAGCAGTGCCATTAAGACCCCTCGAATGATTCAGTTGCTGTTTGTAACTATGCTGTCAGTTCTTGTTATGTAAAGTAGGATTAATACTTTACGTTAATAACTCTGGTCCACTTCAAAGGAGCGAAGAGAACAGGAACACCGTAGAGCAGGATCATCCACTTGTAAGCCGGAGCGATCGTTGCTAGATCCATCTTTACCAGCGGAGCCAACTGACGGAAGGTAAGAACGTCAGGAGTCATCTGGCCGATGAAGCAGGTATAGGTGTTAGGCATACGAATACCATTGTAATCGTAGTTAGTTGGGCCTGCAGCTATTGTAGTAAGGGCCATTGTCTGAACCCAATACTTCACGCCAGCAGCGTCGTCGACCTGAGTGATGAAGAGGTCTACGAATTCTGCATCGGTTGGAGGAGCTGTGATAGCGAATCTAAGAGTGTTAGTTCCGCTTGTGGTGATTGTACCACCGCCCTGAGCGACGGAGCCGGATTCACCATACTTGTTTCTGAAAGTGACTGATCCTTCATAGTCACCAGCAGCCACTGAGTAGCCAGTTGTAGGAGTACCTGCAGCTGACATAGTGACAGAAGTACCTCCGACCGCAAGAGCGCCAGACTTAAGAACCTTAGCAGCGCCGTCACCGGCACCAGGAACTACTCTTGTCTTCTGCAAGAAGAAGGTTGGCTTGAGATTAACTCGACCAGCCTGAGTCATAAGGCCGTCAATGTTAATGTTGACCTGAGTATTACCAGAGGCTGTTGGGAGAATTACTCTCTGTGCAGCGGTTCCAGCGAACTCTTCGTTGATCTTTGCAAGGACAGGGAATGGAAGATAAATGTCAGTTGGGAAACCGAAGTTATCAACTACTGTCTGTGCCAAGTCATTGACGATTGTCGTGAAAGGAGTTGAGGAGAAAGTTGTTCCGCGGAGGTCGAAGGTGTTACCAGCGCCTGTACCGGAAGTCGTGTTTGGACCTACGCCAAGAAGCTTATCAAGGCCCGCCCATTCCACGTATTCACCCGTAAGACCCACATCGTTGCCCCAGAAGAGAGAATTTTCAATCTGGCGGAGCATCCACATGATACCATTTGAGTTTTCCTGCGCAATAACATCAGGAACCATCGTACGGACCAAGGTTAATGGGTGGCTTACTGATCTGGTCGTTCCAACGAACTTGACCAGAGCTGCTCGTCTGGCGTAGTCGGAGTTTGTCTGATATGGCAATTCGCCTTCAGAAACAAATCCGCCCGTCTGCGAGCCGTAAGAGGTTAACTGGTTGTATTCTTCAACCGTTGAATAAGCAGGTGACTTCGGAATGTCTTTCCAGAAGTTGATGTGCTTATCAGTGAACGTGATAACCTTGAGTGACGAGTCCAGAGATTCAACTCTGAGGGACTGCGCACCAGTGCTACCATAATTGTCGGAACCAAAAGAAGCTCCAGCTGCCAAACCGGTTCCCGTGCCCGCGTTATACAACGAGTCAACGGCCTTGTTAATGGCCTGGACATCCTGCATGGATCCTAATCCAAAACCCTGTACTTCATCCATTGTTTAGCGTTCCTCCTGAGTGAACTATTATTCTTCTATGCCAAGTTTGCTTTTGACTACTGGGGGCAGTACTGAGTAATCGCCCGTGCCGTCAAATTTGAGAACCATATTTGTGTCTACACCGAACTGGCCGGACATTTGCATGTCGAGCAGCTTACTAGAAACCTCACTCTTAGTCAAAGAAGTCTTGTTAAGAGATGGGTTGTCAATTCCCTTGATGTTGTCAGATGACTTGAGAAGTGACTTTCTAATATTCATAGCGTTAGCTACATTAACAACTGCCTTTTCGAGTTCTTCAACTCTATCAAGCGTGGCGGCAATTGACTTAGCCAACCCTGCTTCGATGTATTCTGAATCCTTTGATTTCTGAACTGTTTCGCCGAACTTTTCTTCCATAAAAGCAAGAACCTTTTCGGTTACTGACTTTGTAATTTCTGTTGCGAACTCATCGATATCAAGAAGAACTTCACCGGACTCGACTGACTTCTCGGACTTTTCATCCTTGTCGTCCTTGTCATCTCCGCCTTCGTGTTCCTTCTTTTCATCTTCCTTTGATTCGCCCTTTTCGTCGGAGCCCTTGTCGTCATCCTTCTTTTCAGCAGGAGGGAATCCCTTTTCGAGATCGGCTTCGCCTTCAGACTTGGCAGAGAGTGTTGCACCACCCTGACCACCTTCGTGCTTAATTGTGCCGGGACGAGCTTGAGGAGCCCTTCCACCAGAACCCTTAGGCGTCTGAATTTCGTCTTCAGCAGCTCCGCCGTCCTTGAAATCTTCCCCGCCTTCAGGTCGATTGCTTGAACCAGGCGTGCCGCCACTCTTGATATGCGTTCCAGAATTGGCCGCATTCTTTTCCTTCTTGCTTTCATCGCCCGAAGGAGCGCCCTGCACTGAGTGTGCTACCGCCTCAGCAGGACCGCCAGAGCCCGTGTGCTTGGTATCATAACCCTGGGCTTTTGCGATAAGATCTTCCATCACTTTAATAAGAGACATTCACTTTTCCTCCGTGTAACGAGTATTAAATTAGTAAAAAACAACGAGTTTTTACTTTAATACCTCTGATTCGCTAATTATTTTGATAAAATTGTCGATACCCTTTGCCTTATAGACGAGATTAGTGATCTCTTCTAACAAGTTTTCAGAGGCTGCAGGGTGGACAGCCTTTAGTAAAGTTATTAATTCTGAATGGGATTTGTGAGCACTACGGTAGGCTGAGTTGAGACGTTCATCAAGTTCTTGTTCGGACGTTCTATCGTTCCCTGTGACTGCTTTCCCTTTGTAAGCGTTTGCATTTGCGCCTTCTAGTGACTCTGTTCTCAAAACTTCGCCACCAGTATAGTTGTCGCTTCCAAAACTACTACCAGCATTGAGACCGGGTGAGGCACTCAATGCCGCCAAGTCTTTCTTTAACGGGAGGTCTTTCATTATATAGCCGACCACTTCGTCGTAAGTCGGAGGAACAAAAGACTTCGAGACTGTTTCAAACGTCGCAAATGTATTCACGGGAATGTGCGTAATAGCAACATTCGTGACTTTAGCCTTGATGATTTTTGATTTATTTACGGCAGATCGGCCAACTACTTTGCCTTCTATCGAGAAACCTAAGTGACGGGGATAGCCTAAAGACTTGAGCTGTTGTTCGAGTTTCCAAACATCATTCGCCATATCGTTATTAAGCAGCATCGCTTTTGTGTAGAAACCCTTGCTATCAATATAAGACTCAATAGGAATACCGATTACATGGGACGGATTGTTGTTATGCATATAATTCAGCCAGCCAGACTTCTGATAATATGATATGTCTAAGCCCTTCTGAACAATAGTCTCTCCGTCAGAATCTAAATCGGGTGTTGATGCGTAACCTGCAACAATTCGACCAGTCGACTTATCTAAGTCGATGCGCTTGTATTGATCAATGAAAGCTTTGTCGAGCTGTTCTTCTTTAAATTCGATGTTTTCGATATAAAAAGAAAATAGGTCATTGAGTTCTTCCGACATCGTCCACCTTCTTTCGGTAAAATGTAACAAATAAAACACGTAGACAGGTACTATATTAAGAGAAATTCCTCGATTTATCCGTGATTGCAAGCTAATTTATCATTTGTCGATCAATCGTACAGAGCTCTAAAACTATTTTTCCGAGCTACTAACTCGAAGACGTACGAATGTGTATAATGGTTTCAAGACTTCATAGAGATGATGGTAACCAAAACCAATAGCTGAATCAATTGAATGGTTACGACTAAAGAGGTTTAAAATGGGCAATGATATTAGGAAGCAACAGAATGATAGCATTCGCAAGATAAGAGGCACACTAGATACTCTTAATCAGTTAGTGCAACAGAAGACAGAAGTTGTAGAAAAGACACCCGAGCTAGCTTTAGTTGACAAATTTGACGCTCAAAGCGATGTGGCAGTACTTGAAGATGATCAGTTCGCCGCGCATTGTGAGCAAGTAGCCGCTCTCCAGTTCTCCAGTGAAACAAAAGATACTATATGTAAAGTTGTGAACATTTCTCAGAATAGATATAAAGAAATAGTTACATCAGACGAGTTCGTTGATGTCAAGCGTCGCATAGCAGAAGATCAGAAAACCCTCATCCTCTCAAAAGTTCTCAAACAAGTGGATTCAGCAATGGACGCTCTAGCAGAACTGACTGTCCATGCTGATGAAGACAAAACTCGGCTAAACGCAGCCGCGCTTGTATTAGAGCACGCAGCTAGACTTCTTGAAGATCAGAAAGTTTCATCTCCAAGTTTCGGTAAAGCGTTGGGTGAGGCTGCAGCGGGAGTCGTAGCAGGCGGAGGCACCGTAACTTTGTCGCAAATGATCATCAACCAGAGGGCCTCAAGAGGCTTAAGTGGTTAAAGATTATAGGTACGAGTATGACATTGAAAAGATTCTTCGAGCCAGACGTCAACTCAGCCAAATCAAAAGACGGCCTAGAAGAGCAGGGCCCAACGGCTTGGAACGGAAACTACAACAAGTTCTTGGTTCAGCCTTTGTTTTTACCGGAGACGGATCCTTCAAGATCGATAACCTTAGACCGGATTTCATTAATAAAACTCGGAAACTTGTTGTTGAAGTGTACGGTGATTATTGGCACAAAAACGAGCCGCTGTACAAAACGATGCAACGAATTAGTCGTTTTGAGCGGTGTGGATGGAGAGTCATCATAATTTGGGAGCATGAGATTAATGATCCCGTAAAATTAAGTAGAAAGCTGATGTTGATATGAACGAAGCCGCATTGAATCCCGACGAGATAGTTCAGAAAGCGCTCTCCGACCATCAATACTTTATAGAAACATTTATAAGTATTAAGGACAAAGACCGCTATATCGTCCCTTTCGTATTCAACCCTATTCAGAAGATGTTCTATTCTAAGTACGTCGAGTTAAACAACGAAGGTGTAGACAGGCATATCATCCTCAAGCCCCGCCAGTTAGGTTTCACCACATTAATATGCGCCTTGTTCTTGACGGAATGTATTTTAGTTCCGAACACTACAGCTGCAATTATTGCTCACGATGCCGAATCTACTGCTAGAATCTTTGAAATCACCAAGCTGATGTATGAAAAGCTTCCCGATGAAATTAGACCCGCTAAGAGATATTCTTCAAAGAGAGAAATTGTGTTTGAAGACATCGGCAGCAAAATTTTCATTGGTACAGCTGGATCAGTTGGCTTTGGCCGAGGCACAACTATTAACTTGTTGCACGCTTCTGAATATGCTTTCTGGGAGCGTCCTGAAGAATTAATGCCTTCGTTGCTTGAAACAGTGCCTAAGAGTGGTATCATCATCTATGAAACGACGGCTAATGGCTACAACCACTTCCATACAGACTATACTAACGCTAAGAATACTAGCGCTCTAGATAGAAAACTAAATCAGATTCCGTATCCTCACTTCTATAGATGGTTCGATCATCCAGAGTATTTTTACCCGCTCGAAAAATCGGAAGAACAATATATCATTGAGACTCTTACCGATGATGAAAAATTAATGATCAACGTTCATCATCTTTCTCACGAGCAAATAGCTTGGAGAAGATCTAAGCAAGCCTCGCTGAAAGACAAGTTTGTCCAAGAATATCCAGAAGATGATGCTACTTGCTTTATCTCATCTGGTAGACCGTTCTTTGATGCCAAAATCATCAAGTCGATAATTTTATGGAACGAACAAGGCAAGACTTGGGATAAGAAGAACAACCAAGGCGTCATCATAGAGCCAGGTTGGTCTAAGAAACAAATGGACGACAAGATTACTATCTACAAAGAATTCAAACAAGGAGAGACGTACGTAGCATGTGCCGACCCTGCAGAAGGCAACCCGCAATCAGACAACTCAACTGCATACATCTTACGACTAAATAAAGATCCAATATTTGTGGAGTTTTGTGCTGAAATAGCCGACAAGCTAACTATGCCAAAATTCTACAAGTTGTTGTATCATATGTGCGCTCAATACAACTTCCCAAAACTAGTTATAGAAAGAAACAACCACGGGCACCTGCTTAATTATTGGGCCACAAACGGTTATTTACAAGATCAAATTAAGATTCTTGACAAATATCCGAGTGTTTACTTTGCTAAAGATGGTAAGCCAGGTTTTGTATCAAGCAGTGTTACTCGGCCTCTTATCTTAGACACCGCCGCAGAAGCACTTCGCAACAATATGCTAGTAATTTACAGTAAGACATGGCTCGATCAAGCGCTGTCATTTGTTTACGGTCCCAACGGGAAACCACAGGCTTCCGAAGGAAAACACGATGACAGTATAATTGCAGCTGCTGTAGGCGGTTTCGTCTTAATGAATGAGAGAAACAGTTCGTCCTTTTCATTTGTTAATAAAGATGCCTTTGGGATTGGTGTTTCGGATACGCAGCAAAAGCCCTCAGTTTACGATAGACAAAAATTGTTATACGATGACAACTATTTGCACCCACTAGATCACAATATCACGGTGGGTGATCCCGAGACTATTGATTGGATGAAATACATAACAACGGAGAAGTAATTAAATGGGACGAAGAAAGAAAACAGATGTTAGTCTAGAACTCGCTATGGTAAACGGCGGGATCGATGAAGCCCTAGAGAAAGCCACAAAAGTAGCGCTCTCAGGTGGGAAGATTCTAGACAAGCAAGATGCAAGAGACCCGGCACCAGTAACTAAGTTTTACGACCCTCTATTTGTTCTTGATTATCTACAGTTCAAAACCAAGAACGCTTCATGGGCTCTAAGCTATCAGTTACTAAGAAAAGTCTCATACAGAAACGGCGTCATAGCCTCCATCATCAACACTCGAATTAATCAGTGCGCTATGTTTGCTACGCCATACATAATGCCAAACGATAGAATAGGCTATACTGTCTATCCTAAGAACAAGAAGTTTCAATATCTACAAAAGCAGGCTAATCCCAATCTGAAAGTGCCTTCTCTCACGCCAGATGAAATCAAGAAAGTCATGGACTTAACTAATTTCATTGGCGACTGCGGCACGCCCACTACAAGATTAAGAGATCCTCAAAGAGACAACTTCCAAACGTTTCTCAGAAAGATAGTAAGAGACACGCTGACGTTTGACCAGCTTTGTTTTGAAATTGTAAAAGATCCTTACACCGGCAGGCCCTCGGCCATTTACGCGGTTGATGCGGGAACCATAAGATTAGCCGATCCCAAGACTAAGATTGAAAAGGGCATCTATTATGTCCAATTCATTGACGGCAATCTCTATACGGCCTACGCTTATGATGAAATGGCGTTTGCTATTCGTAATGCTACAACAGACATAAAAGCCAATGGTTATGGCATATCCGAAATAGAGATGGCTCTGAACTACATCTCTGCGCAGATCTATGGTGAAGAGCATAACAAGCGGTGGTTCACTCAAGGATCTACTCCAAAAGGCATTCTTAACGTTAAGGGAGCCAATGTACCAAGAGAAGAGCTCGACGCTTTCCGTAGAGCTTGGCATGCCCAGATAACCGGAGTTGCCAATGCTTGGAAGACTCCTATTATTGCTTCCGAAGGCGGAATTGATTGGATCAACTTGGGCCAGTCAAATAGGGACATGGAATTCGGTAGATGGTTAGAATATCTTGTAAACGTCATTTGCGGTGTTTATCAGATCGACCCTGTTGAAATCAACTTCCCTAATAAGGGTGGCGTCTCTGGCCAGTCAAGATCTCTTAATGATAGCTCAGCACTTGAAAGAATTAAGTTCTCGAAAGACAAGGGCCTAGTGCCGTTGCTTAGATTCATTGAAGCCACTATAAATAAATACGTCGTTGGTCCGCTTACAGATGATCAATTTGAATTTTCGTTCTACGGCTACACTGACCTTATTGAATCTCAGAAGATTGCTCTTGAAAGACAGGAAGTCGAATACCTCAAGACAGTTAATGAACTTAGAGCCCAGTACGGCTATAAAGAACTTCCTCAGGGCGATATTATCCTCAACCCTGTCTATGCTCAAGCCAAGATGGCAGCTGATGCAGCACAAGCCGAGCAAGGCGGAGGCGGAGATGAAGAGCCCAGTGAAGAAGAAGATGAAAACGATAATGGCATAAACGACGACGAAGAAGCGGAAGGCGGAGATTCAGAAGCGGGAGATGAATCATCTGATTTGGACGACTACGGCGGAAACTATAGCACTTTCGGAACTACGTCTGCTGGTGCCATGCTTCCGACAGGAAGTGTCCTTCCATAAGTAAAACAAAAAGAGGTATGATATGATTTATAGCATGACAATGTTTTACGACGAAATAGATCTTCTCGATTTGAAGATAAAAGAAGAATCTCCGTATGTCGACAGAATAGTTGTAGTTGAGTCTAAAGTGACTCATTCGGGTAAAGCGAAAGCGCTCTCTTTCCCTGCTTGGAAATACGGGAACAAAGTAAAGTATATTGTGGCGCACGAAGAAGACTTTGCTGATTGCCCGGGGCGATGGGATAAAGAAGTACGGCAACGTGATATTGCTGCAAGGCCATTCTACATAGAAAATGATGACGTCCTTATAGTAACAGATATAGACGAAATAATCAACGGGGAGAATATCCCTAGAATAGTAGCCGAAACACGGCGCCATGGATTAGTAAGACTAGATATGCGGCTGTTCTTTTATTATATAAATGTCCAGCAGCCGGGCTACATATGCCCTCATCCGTATGCAGTAACAGGACGAATATATAGTGAAAATCCCAGCTTGAGCTATTTGCGAACTGGGCCTAATAGAAATGATGGAACTTTCCACGCTAATGCGTATCATCTTTCTAATTGCGGAAATCATTTCGGTTGGCTTGGCGGTGTCGAAAAAGTCAAAGAGAAGTTCAACAATTTCTGTCACACAGAATACGATACGCCTGAAGTTAGAGCCGGCATTGAAGCGAGATTCGAAAAGCTAGACAATATCGTAGGACGAACAGATCAGCCCAAATTTCAAATAATCGATATCGATTGGCTGTACCCTAGAACTATAAGAGAAAACCTTTCAGCATGGAATAAATATATCCGCAATAAGGAGAAGTAAATGGTCGCAGAGCAATCAACCGAAAAAACCTCTACCACTAAACTTATAGCTGTATTTTTCCCATTGAAGCCTTTGAAAAACAAGTTTAGCGGCAATTTCATCAGCTTACAAATCGCGGATTTCTTGTCTAAGCTAGACAACATAACTGAAAAAGCTATTGTCTATAAGATTGATAAAGAACGCTTCTATACTTTCGATCTCAAAAATGAGAAGTTCGATGACACTTTTGACGTCGTTGATAATGAGACTATAGTGGCTATCTTTAGCGTTGATAAGACTAAGCAGATAGACGTTTCTAATCTCTTCGAAGCCGACTTTCTAAAGAACGTCAATACGATTAGAATACATAGAAAAAGAGTTGACGGTGCTGCCAAGCCCTCCTACATTTTCTATACAATCAATTCTACGAAGCTTCTCAACAGCATCGTTCCTATTATCCAGAATGATAAGCCGACAAAGGATGAGCCCTCTGGCGGTAAGACCTACTTTGTATTGAGCGCTAACAATGCCAAGAGAGACATCAACATTCTTGAAAGAGCCTTTACTACGGAGAAGATTTGTAGAATGAACTATATCGCAACTGTAGAAATAGACAGTTTCGAGAATGACACTTTTGCCAAATCTCTTAAAAAGAAAATAATTTCCCAAATCACTGTGTAGCTAACGTCTCAGGCATGTAAGTTGTAGTATAATAAATTATCTCGCATGGAGGATTGCAATGAAAATCAAGACTAAAGAGACTTTTGAACAAACGCATAAAGAAAATATGGAACGGTCGTCAGCCAACGGAACTGTTGACTACCTCAGTTTCAAGAAGAATGGCGTGTACCAATTTTTCATTGTGCCTAAGGTTATATCGATCAACCTTGCAGAAGATGAATGCGAAATAGACTATCCCTTCGAAGAACTCAACACACATTTTGGGCTATATAAGTTCATGTCAGAATACGGTGGCATGAAAGCCGAACGCATCAATACATTAAATGGCAATCTTATCCAGAAATGGATGCAAGAAAATAGAGTTCCCAAGTCGGTTTTCAAGACAGCCGTGGGAACTAAATTCTTCCTGACTTACGTCATCAATGAAAAGAAGATCAAGATCGCTTGGTTTCAAGATTATCTCTATGAAATCTACACTGCCAAGCTGTCGAAGCTTATGACTGATAAGGACTTGAATCTTATCGACGCCTTCAGACATCGAGTCAAACTCTTCACTAACAGTGAAGGCAAGTTCGACATTGAGATTGATGAGTCAGTAGCTATTCCGACTGATAGTGAAGGGTTCAAGAAGGTGCTTGTTTCAGTACACGAAAAGCCTCTGGCAATGTTTATTGAACAGCAAATTATCACAGACGACGAAACACTTGAGAAGGTTGTCGCGGCGCTGAAAAGATACAACGCGGAAGTCGTTGCACACGAAAAAGACAGAGCTCGCAAAGAAGATATGGATCGCCGCTCTGAAGAACTGGCCGCTAATATCGATGGATTCAAGAATGTGGGGACTGGTGGCAACAAGCCTATTGAAGAGCAAGTTGGCCCTGGTCCAGATGAAGATGTACCATTTTAAGGAGAACGTATGAAGCTTAAAGCTGGAAAAGAAGAGACAGGCGGCAAGAAGAGTCCCGGTCTAATAAAATTGCGGGAAGCCATCTTTGGATCTGCAGAGCAAGTTTCTATTGATGCGTTTGATTTTATCTCGACCGGACTCATGCCTCTAGACAAGATACTTGGTGGTGGAATCATTGTAGGCGGAGTAGTTGAAATCATTGGGCTAGAAGCGTCCGGTAAGTCGACATTAGCCGCGATGGTAGCAGCCGAAGCTCAAAAGCGAGGCATGCCAGTTGTCTATTTAGACACTGAAGCTGCCACTTCTATGGCTCGGCTTACTATGTTGGGCGTCGATGTGGAAGAAATGATTTATCATCAGCCGGGTTGTCTTGAAGATGTTTACGACACAATTGCCCAAGTACTCATGTCTAAACTAAAAGACAAGTCCTGGGAAGGGCCGGCACTTATCATATGGGATTCCTTGGCACAAACACCGGCCAAAAAAGAATGCGAAATGGAAGAGGGCGATGAATACACTAAAGAAATGGCTATCCGAGCACGTGTTAACTCAATGGGTCTACGCAAACTTACCA